TTGGCGTCTGTCTCATCGATATGCGGGTCTTTAATGTCCTGCAAGTCCATGCTGAGGATCAGGGGCTGAAGTCGTTTCTCCCGCTGTTCAAGTTTGAGACCAACGAAAATGGAACCGGCGTGATTGGCGAGGATGTGTTCTTTTTCAAGAAACTCCGCGAGGCTGGCATCAAGGTCCATTGCGATCATGGTTTGTCGTGGGAAGTTGGGCATATTTATGATACAATCATGACCAACGCGCACGCCGTTCAGCAGGAAGCTAAATGGCTTGATAAGCAGGCCGCCACCCTCAAGAAGTTTGAGGATAAGGCGTTGGAATTGGAAGGCGTTGAATAATGACTGTTGGCCTGCCCACCACGAACGTGATCTTTGAGACACGACAAGACCTGATCGATCATGTTATTGACACGATGGATGGGCAGGTTACGGACGCGCAAGTTCAGAAGTTGATTGCATTGGCAGAGGCGCGGCTTAACCGCCTCATCATTGCCCCAGAGCGGGAAGTGGTGGCCACCTCGTCGTTCAGTGCCGACATCTCGCTTCCCAGCGATCTATGGGCGCTGCGGTCCATGCACATCGATGCAGACCCGATCACGGTGCTTGAGCAAATGTCGCCCAGTGCATTGCGCAAGCAATATGCTTGGTCGGTTTCAGGCACGCCACAGGCTTATGCGCTGGTGGGTAGTTCGGTGATCTTTGGGCCGCAGCCCGATGCGACCTATGACCTTGTAATCACCTATCAGCAGACCATCCCCGGCCTGACTAATTTAAATACGTCCAACTGGCTGTTGACGTATCATCCGGATATTTACCTCTATGCAACGCTAGTGCAGTCAGAGGTCTTTATTGCCAATGACGAAAGGGTAGGGCTTTGGAAGTCAGCCCTAGATGAAGCCCTTGCGGAATTGGCAGAGTCCTCGTCGCGTAAGCGTTCTTATCCCTCGCCAATTCGGCTGCGGTCGGGAGTTTGTGACTAATGCCGACAAAGCCATTTGGTGAATGGTTGCCAGACCTTCCCCCGCATAGCCATGAGGGCCTTGTCACGGCTCGCAATGTCTATGCGTCACCGCTTGGCTATACCCCCGTTCAAGGCTTCTCAGCGATCACTGGGGCTATGCCCGCTGCATGGAATGGGTCAGCCTCATTCATTGGCTCCGATGGCTCCACGGCCCTGCTAGCTGGCACATCGACCAATCTTTACGCCTATATCTCTAGCACTTGGACTTCCAAGATTGGCACGCTGACCGCATCAAACCGGTGGCAGTTCGCCCAGTTTGGTGATTTGGTCATTGGCGTGTTTGGTGGTGCGCCTCAGAAATACAACATCCTGACCGCTACAGGGGCTGCTCTGGGTGGTTCACCTCCAAATGCCACCATGGTCGCCATCGTGAAGGACTTTGTGTTCCTTGCGGGCGACAATGCCGATAATGCGACTGTCACATGGTCAGCCATCAACAACGCGGAAGGCTGGACCGCTGCAACGGATCAGTCCGACTATCAGCAAATCCCCGATGGTGGCGAGATTACGGGCCTTGTCGGTGGTGAGTATGGGCTTGTTTTCCAGCGGGACGCGATCAATCGCTTTTCCTATGTCGGCACGCCGCTTATTTTCCAGCGGGATAAGGTCTCCGAAAACCTTGGCGCACTAACCCCATATGGCATTGCCTCATCGGGGCGCATGGTGTTCTTCCTGTCTGAGCGTGGTTTCTACATGTATCAGGATGGGTCGATCCGGGCGATTGGCGAAAACAAGGTCGATAGTACCTTTTTCAGCACCTATTCGATCTCGGATATTCGCACCTCAATTTCATGCGCGATTGACCCGAAAAAGTCGCTGGTCATTTGGTCCATGCCGGGGCGACTTTGGGTCTATAACTGGGATTTAGACCGCTGGACTGATATTGAGATCGACACGAACGGCGTCTCGGTAGCATTTACGGCCAACGTGTCGCTTGAGGATATTGATACGCTCTATCCCAGCGGCATTGATAGCGTTCCGCTGTCCCTTGATGATCCGATCTTCAGGGGTGGCGAGCCGACGTTTGTAATCGTGGATTCTACCTATCAGATCGGCGCGCTCAATAGCTTTAGCAATCTCTTGGCCACTATCCAAATGCCCAAGGTTGAATGGGTCAAGGGGCGCAATCTCCGCACCCGCAAGGCGCGATTGATTAGCGATGTGCTGACCAGTGCCAATCTCGACCTAGTGGCCTCACAGCGCCTTGGTGACACGCCAGACGAGGTTGTATCGACCACGATCCGGGATAGCGGCGACATGCCCATTCGGACGGCTGGTCGCGTTATCTCGCCCAAAGTCACCATCGATGCGGGTGCGACTTGGACCTATATTCAGGGCATTGATGTGATCGGCGCTGTTGGGGGCAATCGATGATCCCGGCCACCACATCGGCGATCAATGAATGGGTGCGCCGCGTTGCGCTTGAGGTCAATCCGGTGCTGTCGGGCTATCCATTCCCGCAATATGACACAGCGCCGGGCGCGCCTAGCGAGGGCTTCACCTATTATGACATTGTACTGAATTCTGTACGCACATGGAATGGCTCTGCATGGGTTGATTACGTCAAGCAGGACGTAGGCGCAGCATGGACAGCAGCTACAGGCACAGCATCACGCGCAACATTCGCGACATATACCGCTCCAACCATCACCAATCCCCCGACGCAAGCCGAGGTGCAGGCGGTGGCAAATGCCGTGCAAGTCCTGAGCGAGCGCATGAAGGCGCTTATTGACGACCTACAGGCAAACGGGGTGCTAACGTGACGGATTACGCCGAAAGCACGACCGTTACGGTCTCTTGGGCTGAGGATGGTGTATCGACTGTCGTTCATGCGAAGCAATATGTGCGCAAATACCCTTGGGGTGATGGTGACGTTAGCAATGATCCGGGATATATTCAATCAACTTCAGCGCGACCATCAACCCCGCTTTTTGATAGAATCGGCGCAAGCATTTTCGATAGGTTTGATTCAAGCATATTCATAAGGGCTTGGGACAATGCCGCTTAATTCTGGATTGACCGTCGGCATAGCGCCTAGCAGGGCATGGCTGCAAATCTGCAAGCCGTTGCTGGAACCTGCATTGGCGCGTGATCCAGACAGTTGCTGGGCCGATCTCGAACATGATTATTCGATAGATCATGCCCAATTGTGGATTGTTTTTACCGATGAATTGCTTGCGGCATGTGTCACGCGGCTATTGATAAATGAAAACACCACAGAACTATGGCTTTGCGGCGGAAAAAATGCTAAGGAATGGACAGCGGCGCTAGTTGATCGGATTCAGGATTGGGCAATAGCTGAAAGTTGCCCGCACCTTCGTCTAAATGGGCGCATTGGTTGGGTTAAAGAGTTGCCAGATTGGAAAATTACGCAACGAAACGGCAAGTTTGTAAGATTGGACCGACGGCATGAGTAAAAAGAGCAAAAGCACCACGGGGCCTAGCGCATTTGCGAAGCCATACATCACGGGTGCGGCGGGCGCTCTCCAGTCGGCTTATACAAATGCTCAACCGGGCATCAATGAACTGACCCAGCAGACGCAGGGTCTTGCCGGGCAGCTTTACGACCAGACCCAGCAGACCAATCCGCTATTGGCGCAGTCGCAAGGCTATGTGTCCGATGTGCTGTCGGGAAAATACATGCAGGGCAATCCCTATCTGGAGAAGAACCTCGCACAGACCCGCGCTAACACCATTGAGGGCGTTGGCAGCATGTTTGCGGGCGCTGGGCGCTACGGTTCAGGCCAGATGGATCGTATCGCGTCTGAGCAGATCGCCAATGCCGAAAATACGACACGCATGGCGAACTATGAGCAAGAGATGGGCCGCATGGGGGCTGCTGCTGCTGGAACGCCGGGGCAGATCGCGGCGGAATACATCCCGCTTGAGCAGTACCGGACGACTGCGGCGCTTGGTGCTGAGTTGCCCTATGCCGGTGTTAATCCGTATGTTTCGGGCATTGGTGGCCTGATGGGTGGCTATAACACCACTACGGGTAAACAGGGGCTTGGCAGTTCATTAATTGGGGCTATTGGCGCTGTCGGTGGAGGC